TTACCCCTCCTAGTTTCCTAGGAGGGGCTCCCTTTATATACTAACTAAATAACAAAGAAACAATAGTCCGACTTAGTCGGTTATTGTCATTTTCGACACGCCTTTTGGATTGAAGACCGCCATCCCAAGAATCTCTGTGAAGACCCAACCAAATGCAGTTTCCCAGGGTAAATCAGCTGGTATTACTTCGATATCCTGATAGATAGGAAGTATTCCAACGTAATCTGGATCAGAGGTACAATAAATTGTATCCCATCCGATTTTCTTTGTTACATAAATATTCTTTCCGTGAAGCTGAGCTACAAGACCAGTGTCGATAAGCTGCTTCTGAGTTAGAATATCCAGTTCGTCCCTTCCCCACATTTCGATATCAGAATATCTGTATATCGAGAAGAAGAAAGAAACTGCGAAAAGATCGTGCCTTGTAATTCTCCGAGCAAGGGGAACGAGGTCTTTCCTTCTGATGTATCCTAAAGCTCCACCAGAAACTACAGGGGAGTTACCAGTTGTATCAACCGTAACTGCTGTGTTTTCTAATGTTGAAGCGGTATCAAGGATGCTGATGATAGCTGCATCTTCTGCTTCCTGCATGAACTGACGAGTCCTAACCTGGATCCTGTCAATCATGTTAAATCTTCTGATCTTAACTTCCCTTAACTTTACAGTCGGGTTAGCTGCGATTTCGAAGACTGGAACCATGATTCTTTCTCCAGTAATTTTGGACTGCGTTACTGCTGACTGAGAAGCAATTGAATTAGCTGCTATCTCTTCTGTATCCCTGTCGTACACTGGAAGTGCACCAGGAGCGAGAGGGTCAACTTTAAGTGCCCTTCTCATAACACCCTTATATTCTAAGAATGTTTTCAGAGGTGAAGCCATCGCCTGACCGATAACTAACCTTGTGTTAGGTGAAGCAAATCTGTTAATTAATGACCCTTGTTCTTCTGGTGAGAACATTCCGCTTACTGACTCGTTGTAGGATGGCTGATCGCCTGCTGTGATATACTTTGCTATCTTTTTGATAGCATCGTTTTTGTCACTAGCGTCGATTTCACCCTTTTTGTCAAAATTCACTTTCGCAAATTTATCCATTGATTTGTTTTTGCTAATTATTTCCATTATAAGCCTCCCTTAGCCCATCGGCGTAGACGGAAGATTTAAAGAAATTCTTAGCGCCTGCGGATTAGGATTTGAATGCCCAGATGTAGTTCTTGTCTGTGCAGTCAGAGAAGCCGATATAGCTTCAACAACGTGTCCAATAACGATTGCGGCGGAACCAGAATCTTCGATACCATCAGTAGAATAACTTGTGATTATTCCTGCTGATGTTACATAAAGCGGGTCTCCAGCTGCATATGACATGTTCGGATCGTATCCGTCTGTGTCATATATTCCAGGCATGAACCAAGTGGTCACCTTACCACTTCCAACTGAACTGTCATTGCTGAATTGGTCTTCAGCGTCTACAGCACCTGTAGTATTTTTCTTAACGCTCATAACTGCTGTTAATTTGATGTCATAAGCTGTCGTACCTGTAAGTCCTGTTATTGTTGTTACGATCTGACCTGAACTTGCTGTCAGTTTGACTGTTGCTGCGCCTATTGCTGCGGTTGTGTACGCTGAAGCAGTGGTTAGCTTGTATTCCACTTTCCATCCTGCTTGCGTTGGATCAATACCGGTTGAATAAGCATCTGCAACGTCAGCTTCGAACGTATAACCTGTGGTTGTAGTCGAAGTTGCGGTTGTTGCGACTGTAGTAACACTGTCAGTATAAACAACAATTTTCTTGTCATAAATACTTGAAGCTACGTTATCATCGGCTATACCTGCGATAACATCGCCCGTTGTACCACTAATCGAAACAGAACCGTCTGACTGAAGGAAAACAACCTGTCCACGATAAATAGTGTCGCCACTAGTTACGGTATAAGAAGTCGGTCTTCCAACAGCTTGAATCGGTGTAAAATATGCCATTTCGTGTGTATCCTCCTAAAAAATTTTATTAAAGCCAATAATTCTAACTCCTCCGTTGAGTGTGCCCGATATCAGGTATGCGACATTACGCCGCTACAGGCCTTTCAACATACTAGTTGAAATCATATTTGCTCAAAAAGCTTAAAAAATGTTCTTATCGTCTAACTTAGCGCTTTCTTCAGTTCCTAAATTTGCTACGTCTGATTCGCCTTCGTTTGGATCGATCTTTCCATCTGAAAGTACGTTATCAAAATATCCTTCTTTTAATGCTGTCCTTATCATAGAAGATGCTTTCTTAAGGTCGCCCTTTGTAGGTGTTGAACCCTTCATATTAAGCTCTTCTCTGTTTAACCTTCCTACAGGGATACCGTCAACAGTTGCTTTCACAACGTTTCCTCTATCATCCATAGTCATTGCTTCTACTTTAACTCTTCCATCTTCTACCTCAGTAGTTAGTGAAAGTGCTTCAAGCCCGTCAACATATGCATTGAATGATTTCTCATCCATTTCGTTAAACTTATCTACCTGTGCGTCTACAGCTTCCTGACCTTCTTTAAGAAGTCCTCTTTTCTGCATATCAAGAGATGCTTTGTAAGAAAGCTTTGTCTTTGTTACAGCTGCGTTTGTATCTGCGTATGCGTTGTTTGTGTTTTTAGCGAGTCCTTCGCTTTCTTTCTCTATGCCCTCAGTTGTCATGCTTGAGAAATAACTATTAACGTAGTTCTTGTCTCCAAGAATTTTGTTGAAGTATTCCTGCTCTGACATACCTGGTATTGTATTTTTTGCAATTCCGTCTTTAGCAGCTGTTTTTATATTTTCAATAAACTCAGCCATTTTTCCGGAAGCCTTAGATCCTGCAAGAGGAGCAAAAGCCTTAGCAAGTTCCCAAATATTATGGAAGTGGTCGCCATCTTGCTTTATTTTTGCTTTGGAATTGCCTTGATATTCGCTTTCAAAGTTAGCTTTAGGGGTAACGTCGTAGTTCTTACCACCTGAATCTTTTTTACCTTTTCCAGCAAGTTTTCTCAGCTTTGCTTTTAGCTTAGATTCTGCTTTCATACCGTCATCTTCCTCCCCTTCTTTATCATCTTCCTTTTCTTCGCCTTCTACGTCTTCTTTTGGATCCTCAGGAGTTTCTTCTTCTGGATCTTCTGTCTCTGGTTCTTCAGCTGGTGCTTCTGTTTCATCAACTGGAGGAGCTTCCATAGGAACTTCTGCTCCTGGGTCTGCTTCTTCTCCTGCTGACTTTTCCTGTATCTGTTGTAGTAATTCCATAGCTTTTCCTATCATTTCTTCTAACGACATTTCTCCTGCGATATCAGCGTCTGCTGCTTCGCTTATGTCATTAACTTGATCTAGCCCTTTAGCGGCATCATCAAGTCCGATAGAAATATCATCGATAGGTGCTTCGTTATCGATACCGTCCTGAACATTATCAAGAAGGACCTCTGCAAGTTTAAGAAGATCGTTAATAGCCGGTACTTTCTCAGCTGTCTTAACGAGTCCTTTGCTTAAATCTGCAAGAACGCCTCTGTATGTAAAGTACTGTGAAGCTAATTTTTCAAGTGAAGCTTCTTTATTGTATGCTTCTGTAGCTCCGAAACCAATGTCTTTGCCTTTTCCATCCCATGCTTCCGTTTTACCGTAAGGCTGTTTGGTAGGCTTTTTGTAGTCCTTTGCTAATTTTTCAAATTTAGAACCAAGCATGTTTTTAGCTGCTGTTTCTAAACCGTGAGTTGCGATGTCTTCCATGATAACTTCGCCGTACTCATCTGTAGCAATTTCTTCGATGGCTTCTTCTGTGAAACCAGGGTGATCTTGAATAAGGTCGGCAACAACCGCTCTTATGATAACCTCTCCTGTTTTCTTGTTTGAAACTTCCCAAGCTGATTCTTTAGTTCCAGCTTCGTCTTTAACGAATTTTACGTTAAGCATTTCTTTGGTTGCCCTCAGATGTTCTTTACGTAATCCTTCGTCTTCTTTTCTCTGTGATTCGCCTTCTGACTGCTCGGCGCTCATTCTTTTTGCTTCTTCTCCAGGAGCGTTGTTGTCCCACTGATTGTGGTTTGGAGCTTCTCCTGTACCCATGTGCCAACCTTTTTTAGTGCTTTTGTCTGAATCGGCTCTAAGGTGCTCTTCTTTTTTCTGTTCATTTTTCTTCACGTTGGTTTCACCTTCCTTGGCTTGTTCTTTGTTCATCTTATCCTCAGCTTTGGAAGATCCGATGTCGTACTCATTTGAATCAATTTTGTCGCCTGTGCCCATATACCAACCTTCTTTAATAAGAATTGCTTCTAGGTCAGTAGCATAAGCTGTTAATCCTTTTGCCCTAAGATACTTTAACTTCGCCGTGATTGCATCTTTCTTCATAGGAATTTCCTCCTGTTTCTCCTGAACACTCGCTGTCTTATGTCCAAGAGGAATCTCATACTCAGATATCCGAGAAACGATAACTCCGTCTTCTACAGCATCTTGAGAGAACTTTTTAACCCTAGCTATTGCTTCGGGGTATTCAATGTTACCGCTTTTTAAATTATCTATTAATACATTAGTAAAAGCAGTTCTCTCGGTCGCTCTCGCTTCCTCTTGCAATTTCTGAGCTTCTTCGGGATTAGCGATTGGTGTTTTCTCAACGTGAGAAAGTATGATATCTACCTTATCCTTTGCTTGCATCCGCTTCTCCCTTTTCCTTCGCGCACTTCGGGCAAACGTGCATGTTGGTGTAGTGAGTACCACAACGTGGACAAATAAGAGTCTTACTCTCTTTGCCATTATTAGAACTGAATATCTTAGTAATATTTTTAACTGCGTCTCCTACTTTGTTAAACATAACTACCCCCAGTTGGGTCTTTGGAATTGCTTCCAAATTTTTATCATTTTATCTTTAAGACTTGGATACATTTCAAGTAATCTTTTATATGTAATTTTTTCTGGAATCATTTTTTCTTGTTTGGTAATATCTTCACCGGAACTTCCGCCTTCTGGATCAGTGCTTGCTGGAGATGAATTGAACCCAGTGCTATCTGGGGCCATCTCGTGCGAACCACCTTCTGCGTCCTTTTTAAAGCTATTTAAAAACAATAGTGTCATCCTCCGATTCTCAAATTTCTTAAAGTGATATATTAACACTCCTATTAAATGTACGTTGGAGGCTTCAACCACTACCGTAGAAAATACTAGATTATATTAGATTATACTAGAAAGGTAGGAAAAAATAATTGAATTATTTTTAACTTTTTTTGATTTTGTTAAAGAAAAGCTTTAAAAGTGTTACTTTAAGCGTGTCAGTACCATACTAGGTTCTGTAGTTTTTCTAGCTCTACCTTTATATTCTAAAGACGTGTTCAAAGGTGCGGCTAATAACTTCGCCACTATCTTTTTATCTTGCTTAGTATCAAGTTTATTCTTCACTTTATTTCTCCTCCTATATAAAAGTGGTGCGTCTTGGCCTACAGTATGGGGGACAGCCAAGCGTGTTGAAGTGTCACGAGGTGGGAAGCCCCGCCCCATTTCCGGCAAGAAATCTTGCGCGCACCACTCATTATTTCCAATCCGTTATTAGCTCTACGCCCATCCTCTCTACTGCTTTAACTAAAGCTACGTAATCTATTGACGCAATAAGCGTTTTACTAGTCTCTGGATCTTTAACAGTTACTATAATGCTCTCATCATCCATGGCAAAACCCTTTACAATATACTCGTTCAGCCGCTGTGTCGCCCAGATACGAAACTGCGTACCGCGATGGGATTTAACCCTGTATCCTACCGATATAACAACATCAAGATTGTAGTAATTTGTGGGTTTTTTAGCAAATTCGGAATTTCCGAATTTCTTAACCGAATCTCCGTGTTTTGCCATTTTATATCTCCTTATTCTTCTAATATTCTTTGCATTAATGAAGGTATCTTAGCATCTTTGCAATACTCACACTCCGTGTTACTCTTCGCCCACTCTTTACCGTATTCCTTATATCCCCACTTAAGCCCGTACTTTTGAGCTAATACGTTCATACATCTCGTGCAAGCCTGGGATGCGATTATCATTGCCTCTCCAAGTTTATAATCTCCGGACTTTATTATAGCCATTACCAAATCTTCTGAAAACGAGCTATGCCCAGAATATATATTCGTACTACTGCCCGAACTACACTGAAGTACGTTGTACGTCACTACATTTGAAAACCTACTATGCTGATAAACATACCCTTCTGGAACGTCATCCATAGGATTATGGTTAACAGCCAAGTCCGGGTAGTACTTATCCCCAGCCTCGTTTTCATACCATAGCTCGGCTAGATCTTCTTTTTTAATTTTCAAGACTAGGCTCCTTTAACTTATATTTAGAATCCTTACTCTGAGTAACCTTATCAGAATTATCTGCGTCAAAACCTATTGTTCTTCTATCCACATCCGCTTGATCTAAAACTAGCGGGGTGGTACTTATAGCCTTCTCAATAGAACCATAAATAAATATCTTTTTTCTTATATTATCTAAAGTGGCGAACGCTACTTCAGGGTTTTCTATAAACTTCTTAAAAGGTTTCATAGAGAATTTTCCAGGGATAAGAGGCTTAACTAATATTTTTAGATACTCTTCTTTCAATTCTTTAGTTGGGTACGGTATAAATAATTTCTCATCACAACGACCGTCCCTAAGAGCTGCTTCATCTAATATTTTCTCATTGTTAGCAGTCATAATAACTACGTAGTTATCTGCTCGTTCAGCACCATCTAGTAGATTCAACACTTTACTAAATAACTGCCCCTTAGTTCCGTAAATAGTATTGTCCCTCTTTGTCATAATCGTATCTACATCCTCTAAAATATATAACGTCTTCGTCATCTTATCTCTATGCCCAAACTCTTGGCTAAGTACATCATCCCAGGTAAGAATTCTATGATGTTCCTTAGAAATTTGTGCAGTGTGCCTCGCCCAGTTTATTAGCGTCGATTTCCCACAACCCGGCGGGCCATACAATAAAATTCCACGCTTAAACCTCATATGATGCTTGGAGAACTTCTTTTTTAACTCTTTATTGGCAAGAAAGTCTAAAGTAGATAGTTTAAATCGATTCTTGACTTCTTCGTCCATAATAATCTTATCAAAAGGAAGGTTAGAATCATTAGCTTTATGAAGCTCTTCTAAAATACTACTCAGTTTCTTTGCGTGCTTAGTCTCACAAACTACTCCCCAGAATACTTCGCTCGTAACTCTGTACAAGAAGCTTCCTATCAAAACTTTTATTCCCTCTATTGTTCCAATCTGGGGACCGTGCGTTACCTTATGTGCTACAAGCTCCAAACTATGTAAATCAAAAGGTATTGGTTTTGGATTTTTTAGTTTTTCTGCTAGTTCATCATAGTCTACTAGTGGAACAACGTACGACAATTCTAATGTTTTGAAGTGTTTTTTTACATGACCCTTAAAGTTCTTAAATATGTCTGCTAAATTATCTACATCAAACTTTGGTACAGAATATTGTGACCTATTGCATTGTGACATAGTGTTCCTTTCTTCTTGCTTTTATTGTGGGAACGGGTTTTTTACGCCCGCCCCCGCTTACATCCCTGATTACATATCGAACCGTGTCGGTAGAGGTAGGGATGTTACTTTTGTATTTCTACTTTTCTGTGTTTCTTCTTAGTTTTTCTTCCATCACTTAACCCCGCATTCATTCGAGTAATGAATTTAGCTCCCTGCTCTATGCTAGAACAAATTGTGTAATCTTTTGTTTCTGGGTCAAGAACTAGACAAGGCATAAACACCCTCGGTTTATTAAAGCCTAAACCACTTGCGTATGGGTCGAGTAGTTTATATGTGCTTGTCTGACAAGCTGCTCGTGGTATATCACGATAGGTGAAAAGCTCTATAGCTCCCTCATGAGTATGCGCTAAACCTACTATGTCTGCATCTCCGTCTGGTCCGTCTTTCAGAAGCTTCTTACAACTAGCTGTAAGATTTACATTAGATTTACCTTTATATTTGTGTCTAGCTATTAACTTATAGTTGAGCTCTCCGACATTAATATTTGCGGTTATTTCCTCACCACCATAAAAGATATTCATGTCGCTCCATAGTTTATTTGACCAATCTATTCCGGTCGCTTTCTTATTTCTCTGAGAGACGTGATTATCCTTTGTAGCAAATAGTATCTTACTGGAAGGGGTCTTTAATATGTTATTAAATAGATGTAATAACATATAAAGCTGATCTTTAGGGGAGGTAACTGCATTAATAACTGCCTCTGGGTACTTTACCACATCAATAAAGTTGTCTATTGAATCTCCTAAGAACGCCATATACATATTCGGAGTTTGAGATAGAATCTTTAAATCATTCTCTAACCTTGCGTAATCCACTCCCTCGTGCCCAATATGAAAGTCGGCAACTAGAGCCAAGCAAATATGTCTTGGCTTAAAGTTAAACGTTGCTGAAGAATCAGCATCCCAACTTTGCTTGTAATCTATAGCACGATCTTTCATATGTGCCCAAAGCTTTGCACCAACTACTGAGCTAGATTTCTTATTCTTCAATATTCTTTCAAATTCTTCAATCTCTTCTGTCGTTTCTTGCATTGGCGTCTTAAACTCATCAAAAATCGGGTCACTCTTAAACTGCTTTATTACTCTCTTTACTGTCTTTTCATCTAACTCTAAGAAATTGGCTATAGCTACTGGGTTCTGATTCTTATTCTTTAACAGAATAATCAGTTCTTTATCTTGCTGGTTAAGCTTCCTACTGGTCTTAGCTTTGCTTTTTGGCATACTTGAGTCTCCTTTTTGTGCAGAATTCGTGGTAGTGATATTGAATTGAGTTTGGATTGTGTCCATAAACGTACCCTATTTCCTTCCACGAAACCTTTCCTCTTAGCTTGTGTATACGTTCTAAATCACTTTCAGACAAATTAACTTTTTTTGGTAAAGCTAATTTTATATTCCATTTATATCTTAAAACCTGCCTTACTCGCCCACTAGAACGTTTCACAATTAGTGCTATTTTATCTATTGGCACTTTTGCATTAAATAACTGTAATACTTTATCGGCCACTTGAATACCTTTTATAAATCTTGAATTTCTACGAGGTTTATATTCTTTTGACTTCCTATCGCACATAAGTGCTGAATTAGTAGAAATATGTAGCTTCTCTGCTATCGTATCATAAGCTACTGGAATTGGTCCATTACTATTACGTAGTCTAGCAACCTCATCTATTTTTATACTATACGCATTTTTCTCTACAAGAATATAATATACCCACAATGCTCGTAAACCACGTGCACCATATTTAAATTTTACTTTTTCATAGGTTAGGTTGTTATTTAGGACATCTTTAGCTACTTTCAAAGCATAATTAAATGAGGGTTTAAAATCACCATCAAACAATCTGCGCATATCGGATCTATCAAACTTAAGCATTTGGCTCATTCTTCTCTTCGAGTAACCTTTTGCACATAAAATAACTATCTTATTGAGTTTTCTAATCTTGTCTTTAGAAAACGTGTCTAATAAAACCGGCATATAGCCTCCGTTCCCAATAACTTATTCTGGTTTTGGTTCTGTTATTATCTCTTTGTAAATCTGTGTCATTTCCTGCTCAGTTAAATCTTCTCTTCGTTTTCCAGTCTTTATTAAATACACTCTAATTGCGTCGGAAAACTTAGCACTATGCGCTATAATCTTTGCCGAAGATAATAAACTAAAAGCATTGAGTCCTTCTTTCTTATCTACATCCTTGGCTTTCTTTTTGAATCTCTTACGCATTCAAACCCTCCTATGAAGAATATACATAAACAACTTTTACTGTTGCTGTAACCGAAGAGTCATCACTAACTCGACTGGGATTAATAGCATATAACTTAGCTGTGCTTCCAGACAGAACCATAAAGTTTCTTATAGTAAATTTTGGATCCGTAACCTCAACTATAGGTGAGGTTGGCGTTGAGAGCCAAGCGTAGATTGGGTTATCGCAAGTAACTATAACGTACCTTGCTGTCGAACCCGAAAGACTAATCAACGCTGTTGGCGTGTCATTTTTCCAGTCTGTATCAGAACCGGCATCCATAGCGGTCGTACTTACTGAATAGCTATCATAAGTATCATCCGTAAAATTGACTATCTGCTCGATTCCTGGGTCTGTGCTAGCGTCATCTGTAATGACACCTGTAAACTTGTTATTAATTAAAGCCATATCTAAACCTCCTCATAAGTATTATACTAACTTTTTTTGAAAACTACACCATCGGAGCTCCGCCAGGGGCTGGACCTCCTGCTTGGGTGCCTACTCCTGGGGCTGGACCGTCTCCTCCAGCAAAACCGCCTCCAGCACCGCCCATTTCGCCTCCTAAGCCTCCCAGATCGCCCATTCCGCCTGGTCCGCCTCCTAAGTCTCCCATACCTCCCATGTCGCCCATACCGCCCATACCATCGTCTACTTGGTCTTTCATTTCTTCCATATTTTTAGCCTTCATTTTCTTCGCTATCTTCTCTTTTGTAATTAAATCCTGCTCTTCATCATAATCTAATCCTATCTCGGTTATTACTGTTCTGTCTGAAACTAGCTTATTACCCTCATTCTTATTAAGATCCATTACTGACCTTCTCCAGTCCGAATCCCTAGTGAAATCCATTCTATGGAACTTAATCTGAGGAACGATATAATTACCATCATTATCCTTAAAATCTTGTGCTATGGATACTGGTAAGAATACCTTATTTATAAGCCACGCTTTTATAACGTTTCTAAAATAGATGTACCTTTTCTGTAGTATTTCATAGGCTACTGTAGCATTGGAATATGAAGGTCCTTCTCCAGTAGTTACTAATTTACTTACAAATAAACCTGTCAGAATATGCTCTTCTATGAGCCTTAGATACTGTACCACGTCAACAATCTGCCCCGTAGCACCTACGTACTGTACGTCAAAAGCATCGTGAGTTATAATTGAATAATTCGGGTCATTCTGAGCTTCCTCGATTATACCCTGCCAATAGTTCAACTCATCATCTGTAGGATAGTAATCTTTATCCTTTCCCCCTATTCTAAATATCTTAAGAGGTGTTATATGGTTCTGTGCCATAACGAATAATACTTCTCGGAAAGCATCTCTAAGCATAAGCTCTTTCCATACGCGCTGGACAACCGAAGTTCCCCTAACATCATGATACACTGTTCTCTTTGCTACGTGAGATACATTTCTCGAATTTAAAGGAATGTTCTCACCCTTTAATACATAATCCAAGATCTGATTAGGAATCTGGTTTCGCAGTTCAACATCAGACGGATGAGTTGATGAAACAACTCGTTTTAACTCTGAGTCAGGAATTAACGATACAATAGGTTTGTCTGAGAATATAGTTTTCCTAACCTCCACCAAGTCTGGATTAAATACTGTTGCTCTACTCCACATACCAGCCTCTGAATTCCACTCTAAGAATGGAAAAGCTTCTCCAAATACCCAGTATTCTAAACCTACGCCGAGTACTAATTCCTGGAGATTTATCCTATCCGCCATTTTATTCATAGTACGTTCAACTTTCTTGTTTTTAGATATTATCTCGAAACCGCCTAGTGGGTATGTCGTGTGTAAATCTAGCGCATTACCTACCCAATAATCTGTTTCGTAATAATGTCTATTATAAGCGTTCATAGTTTTCCTATCTTTCGGTAGCATCAAGTTCGATTCCTGGTACAATGGTGAGAACGGTTTCATAGCCATCCTCATAACCGGTCCATTAGCAAACCCTACTCCTCCAGATCCTTGCCCTGCTGCGTACACAGACGCCTGTTTCTTAAGACCACCAATTTGACTGGTCATCTCAGCTTTAGTCATTATCTTCTGTGCTCTTGATTGACGCTGTGAAGAGTCTTTATGAATATACATTACTTGCCTCCATTCTATTCAAAGCTTCTTCTTCCACCAGGGGCTTGAAAACTCGCTTTCAATTTAAAATAATTCTCGTCAAAGCCGCCTCCACCTGTCATTCTAGGTAAAGGAGGACGATTCTTATTTTGGTCTGCCGCCATTAGTGGTGAGAACTCTTTGGCATTCTTATCAAAAAATGACGCAATCCTAAGATAATTTATCGAATGTACTGCGTCAGTTCTTTTTCCTCTTCCGGTTTCTTTTACAAAATGCTTACTAATTGCTCCCGCCTTTTCTTCTATGATAATAGCATGATTCATAAAATGGTCAATTATCCACTCAGTATCTGGACGCAGAGGTATAATTATTCTACCTCTTTTACAATCGTTATATAATTCCTCTAATGAATAGTCTCTATTCATAAGTAATGAACCATCTTCGGACCGTTCTTTAAAATTAGTTGCCGAAGATCCTGGTAAGTATTTACAAGTTTTAAATCTATGCCCAAATCTTTTTGCCAATTCTGTGTTCTTAATCTTTCCATATCCCTTATCCGCTACACAAAGATTTACATGGTGTTTCCCCATAAGCTTTGCTACCCGCTCTACGTGCTCCATCTCATCCTTTTCAGAACATATCTCAACGTAATTTACAAATAACTTACCCTGATTATTTATGGCACCAACAGATATTACAGTATATGAGGACTCTGGATCATTATCAATACTATTCCAACCGCCCCAGTCTACTCCCATATATACTCCAGTACGTAATGGTATGAATATATCATACTTCTTCGTCTTATCGAACGCATTAAGTATTGCGCTCTTATCTATATGCTGTACATCTCCACTATAGAACTCTCCTAAAATTTCATTCTGAACATACTTCTCAACATTAGCTCCTTCTTTCTCTTTTCTATGTACTTTCTGGTCTATATCTTCTTTCGTGATATAAGGCACATACAACTGTGATAAATGGAACCCGATATACAGAGATTCTTTTTCTATTCCATTTTCATCCATTATCGTCGGTTGTGTTGCTATCCAAGCCCCTTTAGGCATAAGAACTCTCTTATCTTCCTCAGCTCCGCACTTAGGACATTTTACAATGCATTCCCTAACCATAGAATCCATACCAAGAACAAACTTATGGCCGCACGCAGGACAAGGTAGGTGGTAATATTGTTTATTGGATAAGTCCCACCTATCCTCAAACCTACTTCCTCCATGTTTCGGTGTTCCCAATGTTATATTAATTTTATACTTGGAGTGAGATAAAGTTTCATCAATGTTTTCTTCTGCGTCCCTACTCATATCCTGGTACTCGTCCTTTATCATAGCCTGAACACCAATACCTCGAATATGGTCGGCATTTCCACCACAACCATAAATGTATAAAGTGGATCCACTGGCAAATTGTTTAACGGACTTATTATATGTGCCGTTCTTTAAAGGCTCTAAAACATTAGTATCTATCCTATAGCGCTGCAAGGGATCTATCCTTGTGTCGCTAAATGTCTTAGCCTGATCAGCTACGGGAGCAACATATAATAAACTAAAGAAACTAAAACTATCCATATAATATGCCGAGATATTCGCCATAGTTGTGGACATTTCCACCTGTCTACCTTTTACAATTACTACTGGCTTCTTTTGTTTCAATATCTTAAATGCCATAGTATTATAAATTGCTCTTAGATAATGACGTGCATTATCAATATTATCATCTATAATAGTAAAAGGTTTACCTTCTAGAGTAAACTTCTTCTCTATATACTTTATCGGATCTAGGTCACTTATCAAGCTCTTTTCGCCTCTTCTCTAAAAAACTAATCTTTCTTGTACTAGCTGTTCTCTTTATATAACCTAATTCAGCCATAGAAAGTTTGTACTTGTTTGACAGAAAGGATACTGCATCATCTATCGACGCAAATGCGTACGGATCTTCTAACGCTTCGTCCATAATTCCATCAAGAAATGCCTTCCTCTTAAGTGTCGCTGACTTCTTATGCAGTATCTGTGAGTGCTTTGTTTTCAGTGGTTTCATCTTCAATATTTCCTCCTCAATTTTTTTCGATATAGGAAATCTTCCTATACCAGAATACTTTAATAATCCCTTTACGCTTCTTCCACATTTCAGAGTAGTTAACTTCTTAAGCATATCTACTCCATTATAGTATAAGTCTATTTTGCTTGGCTTTTCAAGCATAGTCGGTACATAGCTAATAAACTGTTTTATATCTTTCT